CCGGGTTCTAAGGTCGGCAACATGCTTTCACCGCTGACTTCAATAGCAGCATCTGCAGCCATCGCTTCTTCTATGGTGACTTCAATCGTTCCCGCTTCTTCAAGGATGACAGGACCGCCGTTGCCGCTGCCTGCCGAAACCCGCAAGACAATAGGTAGGCGCAAAATGGGCTTGCCATCTTCTACCCTTGCGTCACGGCTATAAAGCAAGGCGTCAACAGGTATCCCAAAGGCAGCGGCGAGTTTGGTAAGGTGCTTGGCTGACGGGTTTTGTTTCCCTGATTCCCATGCTGAGATCATCTGATGTGGGATTCCTGTTATTTTGGCGAGCCGATATTGCGACCAACCTCTGGCTTGACGGAGCGCTTTGATCTTTTGACCCACGAAGCCATCCTTCATTTCGGTCACCTCTCAAATTGCCCCAAACAGGCGGGAAAATCCGTGATTTTGACTATGGCACAAGTCTTTACAAGGCGCAAGATGCACGATAAAATGCATAGCGCTGAGCATGTAATCATGCATAAGAGGTGACGACGGTCATGAGGCTTCGGGAAGTCGCAAGGAAAGTAGGCTTCCATGAAGCACTAAAGGCGGCGAGGTTGAAAAGGGGGTGGACGAAATATCGGTTGGCAAAAGCATTGGGGGTGAGTTGGCTTACTGTCAATGCGTGGGAAAAAGGCAGAAGTGCCCCTTCGGTTTTGAACACTCTCAAACTTGCTCGCATCTTCCCCGAACTTTTGGAACTCGTGAACGGGGGCGATGGAGATGGCGAGGAAAGGAAAGAGCGGTGACTGGAGATATGTAGCGATGTTACAGTCGCTAATTTCTGAGGGAGCGCCAGCGGTTGAGCGAGGTAAAGTTGTGTTGGAAGCGTTGAAAAGCGGTTGGGAACTGAGACCGCTGGCAAAAGCAATCGGGATAACTCATTGGTCGCTCTTGAAATGGCTCAAATCTGTCAATGGTAATGGCAGGGATGATTTAGACCGTGGGCGACCTTCGGAATTATTGCCGAGCCACAAGGCAGTTTTGATGAGATTGGCATCCAACCCTGCCACTGCCCATCTTCCTGCAAAAGTTTTGTGGCAGTTTTATTTGCGGGAGTTTGAGTGTTCGCCTGAATGTCAAGCATCCGATAATTGCCCACACGAAACCGTCTCCTACTACACCGCCCTTCGCTTTTTGCAGTCGCTTCCATCCGCCTATCGGGAAGGCAAACTCCGTCTCCGCAAACGCTTCCGGGCTTCCCACACATCGCTCGTTCCGCCGGGCATGGTTTGGCTTGCCGACCGTTCTAAGTCGGACATTCAATTGATGCGGGATGAGTGGAAGGGAGAAGTGGCTCGTTATGAGATTGGTGCTTTCGTTGATCAAGGGACGATGACAGTCTTGGCGATTGCTGCCGTTGAGAGGCAAGTTGACGGCAAATTCAGCCCCTTCTTTGATGCCGCTGCTTTTAACGCCTTGTTCGCCGACGCCCTGCTTGGCGAACTGACAGGCATTCAGGCGAAACCGAAAGTTTTGGTTGTGGACTGGGGCAAGGTGGAAAACAATCAGGCGCTTGAGAAGGTTTGCAAAAAATTACGGATAAGCGTCCAACATGCCCGCCCTTACGATCCCGGCTCTAAGCCGCAAGTTGAAGCACTTTTCAACTTCATTCACCAGCAACTTGAAGCCTACTTGCCCGGCTATCTTGGCTCATTGAACCGACCTGACAGCCGACCGCCGACGACGGAGTCAGGGAAACTTCGCAAAGAGATCGACATGAAGACGGGCGAAGTTTACTGGGTTGACGATTCAGGGCGGCGAATTCTGTCGGTTCGGGAGTTCAATCAGTTGCTCAAGGAATGGGCTCGCAAATGGAACGCTCAAATGTGCCAGCACTGGAATGGAAGGCGGCTGGAAGTCTTTCAAGCGAAAGCCAACAGGACGGAACTCAATGAGGAAATGCTTCGGGTCATGTTGCTGCCATCAACTCAAAGGAAGCCGCAGCGGGATGGAGAGGTTGGTTGGGGTCAATATCGCTGGTGGAACTATGGGACAGCGATTATGGCTGCATTTGGCGACACGCGGAAGGTCACTCTTTATGTCGCTCCCGACCTGCGTGCTTGGGTTTTCCTGAACGATGAACCGATTGGTGGCGATTTAGAAGCGGCACGAGCGATTGAAGTGCCATGCTGGCGATACATTGAAGACAGCGAAACAGCCCAATGTTGGACGGAATTCAAGCGGGCGATGGTTAGGCGGATAAAGCAGATTGTTGAGCAGGCAAAGCGGGAGGGCGAATGGGTTGACGATGTGATTTTGAAGTATCGGGATGAGTTTGTCGCACAAGTCAATGCCTTCCTTGCTAACCCCAAGACCTTCCTGCCTTACCGACCAGCAAAACCCGTTGACCTTGAGGAAGAGCCTGAGATGAGTTGGGAGGAGCAAATGGAAGTTTTGCACATATTCGCTGAGCAACAAAGGAAGGAGATTGAAGAAGCGCTGAGAAAGAGGCGGGAAGAGGAGAACCCCTTTGCGGGGTTCTGGTGGATAAACGATGAGGAGAAGGAGGCGAACAACCATGCGTCGGTTGATGGTCAACCCAGTAACTTATGATGAAGCAAAGTTGCGGGAAACGCAACCCTACAAGGCGACTTGGGCATTTTTGAGGGAAGTCGTTGGTTCAAGGTGCATGGCAGTTCTGGAAGGTGAGCCGGGCGTTGGGAAAACTTTCGGGGCTCTCTCTTTCGCAAAGCGCTACAACATCCCATTCATCACCGTCGTTGAGCGTGTCGTCCTTGAAAAATCTCCGAGCCGTTTCTTCCGAACAATTGTCGCCGAAATTACTGGTCGGCAGCCGGCATCGCTGTGGGATGCGTTGGAGGCTCTGGAACTTTGGGCAAGCAACGGCAATGCCCCACGAACGATTTTCCTTGACGAGGCTCAATGGCTGACAGGCAAGGCGTTGGATGTTTTTCGGCGGCTCCATGACTTCACCGGGGCAACAATCTTGCTCATTGGTCACGAAGGCGAAATTGTCAAGTTGCTTTCCCGCTACCCGCAGGCGAGAGATCGTGTTGCGATGCGTTTCGTCGTCCCGCCGCTTTCGTTCAGCGATCTTGAACTCCTGCATGGAGCGGACTTCAACGGTGAGTTATTGCAAGCGATTTACGACTTGACGCAGGGCAACTTCAGGCGGCTCCAACGAGTGGTTTCTCACTTGTTTGCCTACGCAGCGGCAAGGAAGAAACTGACGACAGAACTTACGGTTCAAGATTTGCGGTTTGTGACGAAGAACCTTGTCGTTGAGTGGTGAGGCTCAGGGGGCGAGGGGGAGCGACTTGCCGCCACGCCAGTAGCCGTAGCCCCTTTCGTCCCGCCCCTTCGCCCCCGCCTTAACGGCAGCAACTGGCGATTAGCGACTGGCGATTGGAAGGTGAACGAAAAATGATGGAGACGAAGAAGTTGCGGAAATTCTGGACGCTGGCGAAAAAGGTGATAAGCAAGGACGAGGAGAAGATAAGGCGGTGGCTTTGGGAACGATATGGGGTTTGGTCGCCACATGATTTGAAGTATGACGATCAGGAAGCGGTTCTGGCGAAGTTAGAAGAGATGGCAAATCACGGTGATGAAAGGGTTACTTGGGATGTCTGGAACAACGGTCAACCGCTTTATTGCCCGCAATTAGAGGAGTTGGTCAAAGAATTTGCAAAGAGACGCAACTATCAGTGGCGATACACGACGCGGCGAGGTCGGAAGGTTGTCAAGAACATGACTTCCTACCACCTTGAGACCCTTTACAAACTCCTTGCCTATTTCACCCCAGCCCACATCCACGAACTTGCTGAACTGCTTGCCCGCATCGCAGCGGCAGTTCGGCGAAACGGAGAGCCTGAAACTTTCGCTGCAATTGAGACCTTCTTTGAGCATGACCGCAAGTTGAGGGAAAGAAGGCGGCTCTTGCAAGGTCAAAAACTTCCCATCCGCTATCTCCAACGGCTCATCAGGCGCATTTATGCAGCACGAAAGCGGATGTGGGAGAAGTTGCTTCGTGAAGATTTGGCAGAGAAGATGGCTGAGCAAGCGACAAGGGCTTTTGCTTCCGCATCAAGTAAGGCTGCTGCCGAGGCTCTTGAAAGACGGCGGCAAATCGCAACTGGCAACTAAGGGAGGTGAAAGAAATGACAAGGAACGAAGTTTTGGAATGGCTTGAGAAGGAACTCGGCATTCGGTCATATCTCGCTATCGGCGATAGCGGTGCAATTCACCGACTTGAATGGATCGCCGTTGCGACGACTTTGGGCGACTGGACGCTTGAAGACATCAAATCCGCCATTGAACAAACCGCTGACATCAAGCCGTTGCCGAGGCGGATTGATGAGATTCATCGCTTGCTGGAGTGGGGGAGGCGGGCTAAGTGGCAGAGCAACGGTGAAACGGTGAAGCGGTGAAACGGAGACTCGGAGAAGGACGCATTACGCATCACGCATCACGGAGGTGAAAGCAATGAAGGTGGATGCTCAACTGGTTGCGGAGTTGAGGAAAGAAGTAGGGCTGCAGATTGAGCGTGTTCGGAGGATGATTGAAGAACAAGGTGCAAGAGATTCGTGGCTTTTGAGTTTGTATCGTTTAAAGGTGCTCAAAAAGTTGCTAACAGGCTTGCTCGAAGATGGAGAACTGGTCTTGGCGAATTTTGACCACGAAAACCAGTCGCCCAACCGGGAGGGGTTGATGTTGAAAATTGCGAAGTTCTTCAAGATGGTCAATCCAGAAGAGTTCCCAGAGGTGTCAGAGCGATGAAGGAGCAAAAATGTGCCTACTGCGACGCAAAAGCAATCAATCAATGCGCCGAATGCCAAAAGCCAATTTGCCCAATCCACACCGTCATTGATGTTGACAGACATTTTGCCCGCGTTTGTTTCCGTTGCGCGATGAAAAAGCGAACGGAGGTGAAAGGAGATGTGGCTTCTGAAAACAAAGGACAAAGAAGGTCGTGAGCGGAAAATTGTTCGGAGGTGCATTACGATGACGAAAGCGGTTGCTGAGAGGCTTGTGAGGATGTTGGAGCGAGACGAAAAGTTGTGGCTGATTGAGAGAGGGAAGTTTAAGTGGGTTAGGGTGAAAATCGGGAGAGCGATTGAGTGTGGTGCTTGCAATGGGGTGATTAAAGAGGGCGAATTTGCTGACTTGCTTTGCGTTGACTATGCCTTCCGAAAAATTTGCCTTGAAGTCTTTTGCCAATTTTGTTCCCGCCAACTCAAACGCAGAGACGCTCTCATCAATGCCATCTACGAAGTTAGGCTGAACGGGAGGGGAACGATGTGACAGCAACGGAGCAGTTGACAATCATTGAAGAAACAGTCCTGAGCCTTCTCGGCAAAGGGAAAGTCAACGCAAAACCCAGCAAACAAATCATCGCTGAATTGCAATCGTTGGGCATTGATTTGGGAGCGGATCCGACAAGGGAGCTTCGTGACATCATGCATCAACTTCGGCTCAAAGGCTTTCCAATTTGCGCTTCCAATGATGCCTTTGCAGGTTACTTCCTTGCTGAAACTCCTGACGAACTTTGGGACTACATCCAGCGTGAAATTGACCGACTAAGAGAGCAAGCAAAGCCGATTGCGGCATTGAAGCGGGTTTATCGGCAGTGGGTCAATGAGCAAGTTCAGCGGAGGTTGACAATCATCACGGAAGAAGGGAAGCAATTTTTGAGGTCGCTCATCTTTGATGAAGACATCAAGCATCTCAGACAATCGCCAGAGCGGTTTGCACAAAAACTTTTCAGTCGGGCTGTTTTGTCAGCGCTGAAAGAGCACAACTATCTGTCCGAACCAGCGCTTCAATGGCTTCGGCAGATGGGCATAACTGAGGAGACGGTCAAGGAATTCATCAAGGAGGTGTATGGGCGATGAAGATTTTGAACTTGACGCCGCATCCGATCGTGATTCGGAGGAAAGACGGCTCAGAAATCACCATTGAGCCGTCTGGGCTGGTCTGGCGGTTGAAGGAAGAAGATGTTGAGATCACCGAAAGGCTTGGTTTTGACACCGAAGGCATTGAAGTTGTAGCGAGGCGTTTCTCCGTTGACTTGTCTATGATGCCGCAGGAAGTTTGGGCTTCCGATATTGTCATCGTCAGTTTGCCGATGCTGCTTTCGCTCAAAGCAGCCCTTAGCCCCATGCCAACGAAACCGCTCTTTTGCGCCCCTGACACTGGTTCGGGGGCGATCAGGGATGAACAGGGGCGGATTGTTGGGACTACAAGGCTCATCACGATTTAGGCAAGGAGGCGAGGAAGATGATCGCGACGCAAGATTTGACGAAGGAAGCGACGAAGCGATTACGCAAAGCACTGCAACTGAAGGCGCAGATTGAGCGGCTTGAGGAGCAATTGAAGGAGATTCGTGACTGGTTCGCAGAAAAGTTCCCAGAGGGCTTCGAGGCAAAGGGCATCGGTAAGGCGATAGTTCGTTGGCAACCCAAGTTTACCCTTGACCTTGACGGTTTGCTCCGTCACATCCGAAATGACCCGAAAGCCCTTGAAGCCGCCCTTCGTTTCGCCAATCCCAACCACACCGTCCCCTACAAACTCCGTGATGCGGGCTTCTTGCCCGCCAATGTGGTTGAGCGGCTGGTCGTAAAAGTCGGAGAGGAACCGAGGGTTGAATTCCGCAAAGACTAATGTCGTGGCTAATAGCCACGACAACATGTCGGAGCGCTTTGAAAGCATGACCCAAATATGCAAGGAGGTGACGGAAGATGAAGTTGCGATGGCTCGTGCCTTTGGAGGAAATAATGGCTGAGATGGTGCTTACGGGCGAAATACTAACGGAGGAGGAGCTCCTTACGAGCCTTAAGGAACTCGCAAACGCTGGCTTGATAATGATGTTTCAACACAAACCTGATGGGCGATGGTATGTGTGGCTAACACCACCAGCGGTTATTATGGAGCAGTATTGGTCACGAAAAGGAAATGTGCCAGAGAGACTTATGGAAGTTGTAGCCAACTTGTATGAGGAACCTAATGAGGAGAACGCAAAGGTAGTGAGGGAATGGTTTAAACGCACTTTGGGTTATGTTCCTTCAAGAGTCATCGCAGCCATTAAACTGCTTCTGGACGGTGATAAATGGGGAGTAGCATGGTTTAAGGAAGACTTGGAGAGGATTGAAAAATCAAGTCAACCGAACGCAGGGAATGTGTTCATCGTGATGGAAGACGGACAGCCTCAGAAATATGAGATCGCGGCTGTTGTTGATGCTGACTGCTGGGAGATTATGTCAATGTGGATTGTGGATTAAGATGAAACGGGGGTAAAGGGGGTGTCAGGGGGCGACCGAAATGGTCGCCCCTGCTCTTATGCGCAACAATGTCGTCCATTATCGGCTAATCCGCAAAGGAGCGAGGTTTGAGTTGCGGCAAATTCGGCGACCGCCAAGACAGGGAGTTTTGTTTTGCGAGCAAAAATGCCGAAGATGCGGGACGACAATTCGGATTTGGCACTCAAAGCGCTTTTCATCCGTTCTGGCTTCATCAAATCGTGGCTGCTGCAATGGCAAAATTTTTGTGGTCATCGCAGTAAAGCAAGGAAACGGTCAAGGAAATGGTAAGGTGACAAACCATGCCCATCAACCTTGAGCAACTTCGGCAATTGGCACAAGGCAAGCGAAATGCCCCGCTCGTTGCTGGAGTGCGGGTCTCGGTCACAAGCGCCATCAGGCTTGGCGGGATGGAAGTTGTTGACCCGAAGCGGTTTCCGTTGGTGGAAATCAGGGCGAGAGCGGATGCTTGTCCTTTTTGCCAAGCGATGAACCGCAAGGTTTTCCGAAAAGATGCCTTCAGCGCTTATCTGCCTCCCTTCCACATTAACTGCCGCTGCGTCGTTGTTCACTTGCAGGAAGGGATGGCACAAGAGAACTTTGACCCGAACGAAGTTGAGCCGTTGCTTAGACATGCCCACTTCGTCGCTGATAGAGTAAGAGGTCGTGAGGTTCGCTATGAGGCGCTGCAAATTCCTGCGAGAGTTGAAGGGCGGGATTTCATTTTCCGTCGGGTGAAAGACCCGACAACAGGGCGATGGGTTAGCAAGTTGGAGTTTCGTCCCGGTGAAGAGCGGATGGTTCAGTTTAGAGGGTTGGAAAACTTGTTGCCGCCGAAGGGGGAGAGACCTGTTTTTGACCTGCGACGGATCGGTCGGGCAATTCGGCAACTGAGACAAGCCTATCCTGAGTTGTTCGTCAGAGCCGACCTTCGTCGGGTTTTTGTTTTGTCTTCTTCCCTCGGTCAGAAATTTTCGTGGCGGGGGCAAGTCAACCCTTACAGCGGGACGGTTTTCCTCAATCCCGTCCAGATAGAAAGGGGCAGTCCATCGGTCGGCATCTTTGACCCGACGGATCAATTTTTGCTGACTTTGGTGGAAGAGTTGGTGCATCCGAAAGTTCAGGTGTTCGTTGAACGACATCCTAAGCGCTTTAGTCAGTATGAGGGACAAATTTGGCAGCGGGGTTATCTTTTGCGACCTCTTTTCAGGCAAGGGGAAAACGAACGGGCAACATGGCGGCGCAACGCGCAGGAATGGCTGGCAAAAGCGTTGACCTTCTTTCTCACGGGGGAAAAGGGCAAGTTGGCGGATATGCCTTTCAGTATGGAAAATCTGTGGCAGGAGGTCAAGTAAAGTGGTGCGACGGGGAAACGATGGCATTCGGTGTTACACCTTCTGGCACAAAAAGGATAGGGAAATCGGGGGGATTTACTTTCCAGAGCAACTCTACATCGCTGACGAAAACGCTCCAAACTTTCTGGGCATCCATTATGTTCGCCCTCAGTTGTCTCTATCACCGAAAGCACGGTCTCAGAGAGAATTGCTACCCGTCTTGGGGAAACTTCTGCTTGCCCTTGATGACAGGTTGCCTGACGAACAAACAGATTGGGGCGACTTTGAAATTTTGCCAGAGAACTTAGAGCCACCAGATATTTGGTGGGCTCCCCATCCCGATGATTATCAACGCCTCAAAGAAGGCAAACGGAAGAAAATCACGGAACTACCTGAATGGCAACTTTACTTTGGCAAGCCTACATCCTCCGATACTGAGTAACCGCCTGAAACCGAATTCTGGCGACCCGAACCAAGGCGTTTTGCCAACGAACCGTTGGCGAAAAATCAACTTCCGTCACTTGCAAGATCAGTGCCAAGCCGCCAGCCTGAATGTCGCCCGCAAAAACTTCCGCAACGATGTCGGCGTAATCGTGCAAAAGTTTCGCCGTCTCTTCTTTGTCTTGCCCTGCCACGGCGACCCAAACTTCCCCTTCCATCCGCTGCCGCAATTGGGCATTTGGACCGAGCGTCGCTTGTTGTTGCGGGTAGCGGTTGATGTCAACGGCAAGTCGGGGCAAATTTGCTGGGCTCACCAACACCAAATCGCCATACTCAATCCCCATCGGCGTCGGCAACCCTGCTGCCGCGACGGCATTTGGCAGCCGCATCGTCAAATAGTTGATGATCTGCTCAATCAACTCCCTCGTCTTCGCCATCTTTGGTCACCTTGCCTGCGACTGGCGATTGGCGACTGGTTCTTTTTGCCGTTTCTACTCGCCACTCGCTATTCGTTGCCGTTTCGGTTCGGGGCTAACGCCCCTCCTACCAACTACTCGCTACTCGCCATTCGCTATTCGCTACCATTGAACTCTGTCCCTCTCAAAAATCGGTTCAGGGAAAGTTCCTACAGGTGTTGATGAAGATTTCGTTGTAGGTTGGTCGGGTAAGATAAGTTTACCTTCCAACAGGGCTTGAAGTTTCTCCATCGCCCGCTGCCTTAGCACTTCCGCTTGGTTGCGAAATTCTGGGTCGTCAACGCCCATCGCCTTAAACTGCCAAACCCGATAGGCTGTCAAGTCAGCGCAAATGTCTCGGACAATCAAAAGGCTTTGCGTTCCAGTGATGGGGACTTGATAGCGGGTTGCTAATTGCCCATCCACAAAGGCTTCCGTCTCGTTCATCCATGCCGTTACCTGATCGGCGTTGGGTTCTGTCAAGGCGTCAATTGTGGCAATGGATGAAGGCAGGCGACTTTGGACATCGGAAAGGCTGTGATAGCGTGGCATCAAAGCACCTCCTTGTCAAAGGAACTTTTTCTCTTCGGACAGGTAATTGAGAAAGTAATCCTGCCATCGCTCTCGATAGCGTCCGGCAAGGAATTGATTGTCAGGCATCAAAGCCCTTGCTGGGATATTCCGTCTTGGAGCGCCGAAGTGGTGGATGGGAGCAAGCCACCAATCGCCACGATCAACGGGTCTTGCCGAACCGAAAGTCAAGCCTAAAGGCTCAATGTCCAGAATCATCTCGCCGCTCGTTTCATCGGTCAAGGATGCTCGCAACCGTCCCGTCCGAACGAGCGGTTCAAGCGGGAAGCCTTTCCGCTGTTTTTGTTGGATTGTTTTGGGCGACAATGGCGCCCAAGGTTTTCCGATGACGCTCCCTTGCGTCGCAAAAATTTGCTCTTCAAGTTCCATTAGGTCTTTCGCGATCTGCCTCCAAACGGGCTCAAGGTTTTGAACCCGCTCGCTCAAAGTGTCAACGGCGAACAAGACATTTTCATCGTCTATCATCACGACGAGCATCATTCGCTCACCTCAATCGGCTCAAACAAAATCTCTGTCAACAACTCAACCGTTCTCGGTAAATCGTCCATCATGTTGGCAGCCCGTTCAACAGCAGCAGCCTCAATTTGTTCGTCGCTGAATTTTCGTCCCAAAGTCTTGCTTTCCTCGTAAAGCCTCAGCGCCTCATAGCCGACGGTCGCAGCCAAATCTGCAGCATGTTGGCGGGCGATGGCTTGGGCGAACCCTTGCAAGTAAAAGTCAACCCATCTGGGAATCGGCTTCGTTGGGTCGGAGCCAGTGGAAGCAAGATAGACCGATCTTGCAGCCCGATAAGCGTCCATCAAGTATTTCGTCAACTCAACGGCGTAAGTATCAACGAGGTGCTGCGGGACGGAAAGCCGACCAAGTTCACGCAATGCAGAAGGTTTGCCAGTATCGGCATCGGCAATCAACTTACGAACCTGCTCCATCAACGCATCAATTTGCTGCCGCAACAAATTCCGCAAACTTTGCTCCGCTGCCGTGATTGTCGTGTCCGACAAACTTCTCAATGTCGCCCCTTGAATGAGCCCCAATGGATCGGAAAACGACAGCGACTGGCGATTAGCGACTGGCGATTGGCGAAACGACGGTGATTGGCGATTGGCGATTAGCGACTGGTCATTTTTGCCGTTTCCAGTCGCCAGTCGCGAGTCGCTACTCGCTGTCGCTTCCGGTGCTGGCAATTCAACTTCTTCGGGTTGTTCTTCTGGCAAAGGTGGCAAATCAAAGACATCGCGAACCCATTCCTGCAAACTTCGGTCGGGTGTCAAGATGCCCGTTTGCACAAGTTTGGAGATGGCTTCGGCAAGGACTTCACGCTGCAGGACGAGCCTCAAGTCGGTGAAGGTCAATTCTGGAAAGTCGGTGAAATCTTCGCCGAAGTTGAGCCGACAAAGTTGCGGGATGGCATATCGGTTAATGTGGTCGGCAAACCATTGGGCAACGGAATTCAAGCCCATCAAAAAAAGTTGACTGTGGTCTCTTGATAGCGCCCAACTTCCAACATCGCCCGTCCCTAAGTTCAAAAACTGAGCCAAAACTGATTTGACAATCATCGTGTCGTGGTGCTGAATTGCTTCAACGAAGGCTTGATTTGCCCTCTGTCCCGCCTCCGCTCCAATCAGTTCCACGCTGTAATCCTCAGGTAGCACCATCGCAGCCCGTTCATGTCCTCGCATCGCTTCCAGCATTTGCAGGAAAGTTTGCTTGTCTTGCTCCGATGTTCCTGCAGGAACTTTGCCGACAGGGATTCCGACAGCCCAGCGCTCAAGTGCAATCGCTTGAAGTTTGTAGGCAAGGTCTTTGAGAAACCAATGTTTGTAGGCAGCCCGAAGGACTGAAACGCCATAAGGGTTGCCAAGTTCGCGGCGCCAGATGAAGACGAGCAATTTCTCAATGGGGATGTCAACCCGCCGAAATCGCCCTTGCGGGTCAAAACCGACCTGCCGAACTCCAGCCAAGCCGCCTGTTTCGTCAAACAAAAAACGCTCAATCGTCTGCGGATGCCTCGGAGCGAACTTGCGCCAAACGATGTAGTTGTCCCGCTCCTCAAAGACTTTTTCAAAAACTGTGAAGCCGTAAAAGAGCGCCAGCAAAGCATCACGCAAAAAATCATCAAAGGTGTGAGTCATGCCACCGAAAAGGTTGTCATAGACCAAATCTGCCGCTTCCTTCGCCGTCGGGTCGTCAGAAGCAGGCTGGACATCCCAATCGCTCGCTCGGATGGGCAAGGTGATGGCAAGTTCAAGGGCTTGGACAGTCGCATCTGAGCGTCGCATTCGGGTGTAAACTTGGATGCATTTTGGGAAGGAAAGTTCAGGCAAATATTCGTCGGCGCCCAAGTTGGTCAGAAGGTAGCCGACACCGCTGCCGCCAAACCCTAACTCTGAGCGAAGTTGCTGCTGTGGGAGTTCCTGAAACGACTGTTTTGGCTTTTTCCACCAGCCCCAAAGGCGCATTTTTGTCGCCTCCAATGTGCAAGTTGGTATACTAACTTGACTCGTCCCCCGTCCCTCGCCCCTCGTCCCTTGCCGTTTGGACGGCGTCCGAAAGGGTTGTTCTCAAAATTGAGCACATTAGTATACCAGCGTGCTCAAGTTTGCGCAAACTTTTGCCCTACAATCGCCTCGTAGGGGGCACCCCTATATCGGAATACCCCCCTCGCCCAAAAAGCCCGTCAGACGCCAAAAACGGCAGGAAATGGCGACTGGCGACTTGCGACTGGTTCTTTTTGCCGTTTGACCAGTCGCTATTCGCAAGTCGCTAATCGCTAATCACCAGTCGCTGCCGTTCAGATAGATGCCAGAACATCGTCTAACAGATGACCGGCATCAGGGGCGGTGATGACCTCAGCGACTTCATGTCGGACGCGGATAACGGTGCTCCGTGAAGGCTCGTCACGGTAGCGTTCAACGACGAAGTTGGAAAGGGTTGGTCGGTAGCCGAAGGCGGGTTGGTTGATGGCGGGGCGCTGTGGCACGAAAGCAACGACGACCCGATCGCCCCAAACATATTGCAGGTTCGGCGTGTCGCCCTCAACGGCAGTGTCCATCACCATGTCGCCGATGACCACTTCTCGAACTTCCAGCCACCTTGCGAGGATGTCTGTGGAGAAAGTTGCATTGGTGAACTTCAGTCGGTCGGCAACTTGGGCGTGTTCAATCAAAACTTCCCAGACGGGTCGGGAGATGACGACGGTCGTTGGGCGAACGCCGATTCTGCGGCTGACGGCAATGATGGCGTTCTTCAAGTCAGTGATGGGCGTTGAGCCACTCTGGTCCCACTTAGTTGATGGGACGGTTCGGTAACCCGCTGCCGTCAGGGCATTGACAACGGCATCCCTCGCCCGAACTTCCGCATCTAGAGTTAGCATGTCAACGAGTTGCGTTGTTGCGGCGACAAATGGGTCAATGGGGTTCTGGCTGGCAGCGACATCGCGGTCGTCAACGGCAATTTCAAGGGCATATTCCTCGCAGAAGAACTTCACCGATTCAACGGACCAATGAACTCGCCTTGCTTGGCTTCCCCGTCCTCGTCGGGCAGATTCGCGGCGAAAGGCGTCCTTGCCAAAGCGAGCGATTTGCCCGGAGACGGACGAGACGGGCAAGGTGGGCAACAAGCTTTCTGCAACTGCTCCCTGCACGCGGTAGCTGATGGCGACTTGCGTCAATACAGGGTCAACCAAAATCACATCCTTGACATCAGTCACTTGCGGCATCGTTCACTCACCTCCGTGTCAGAACTCAAAGGGTGCAAGTAGGACTTCAATGACTTGTCCGGCAGCAGTCGCTGCCGTCAAAGCGAAACCGAGAATGCGTTGTTGCGCCGTTGGCGGGTTGGAAGAAGCGGCGCCGTGATTGTGGAAAGTCCCTGCCGCTGCCACTCGCCCGTTTGCGGCAGCAACGACGGGGCTTCCGATGGTGATAGCGCCAGCGGCGATAGCCTTGCTGATGCCGTAAAGCATTACGGATGCCGTCTCGCCAGCGTTTGGTTTGTTTTGCAGGATGCCGATGGCTCGCTCGTTAGCACCTGCCAAAACGACGCGCCCCGTTGCAGCGTCCAGCCTGACGGGAGCGAAGGGGTAGTTTCGCAAATCCGCCCCCGCCACAAAGGAAACGACTAACGCTTCCCGATAAGTCGCCATCTTTCGTCACCTCCTATTGGCTATTCGCCATTTGCTACTTGTGGACTTTGTATTCGCTGAAAACAAGGTCTGGTCGCTCCGAAGCGGCGATGCGGATCGCATCAATGAAGTTCAAGTTTCGTTCTCGGGCAATTTTCTCGGCGTAAGTTTGCAAGGTCTCGGTCTTCTCGTCGGGCTCAGTGGCAGAAAAGCCGAGTTCGCCGAGCGGGACAAACTGGATGGACTTGATTGCGTCCATCAATTTGCCCGCCAGTTCGTCGTTTAACTCCGCGAGAACTTCCACGAATTTGTTGCGACTGGCTGGAGCAAGGGCAACTTTGCCCTCGCTGAAACGCAGTGATGCCAACTCGTCTGCAAACTGTCGCTTCCGTTGCTCCGCCTTTAGCCGTTGCACTTCCTGTTCAAGCGCAACGACTTTAGCGGGGTCAAGTGTCAGATGGTCTTGAGCGACTTGCTTCTCGTCGCTCATCTTTTCTTCACCTCCTTCAAACTTGCTTCTCAAGCGCTCGGCAATTGACCGAACGCGCTCTTTCACATCGCTTGGCAAATCAACGCCCCCACGAGCGCCTGCCAAAATGGCAAGGACTTGAACGACGGCTCGGAAGATGACGCGTGGTTGACCGTTAACGATGTCAACGACAGGAAGTTTGTAAGAGCCAAATAGATCGGGGTTGGCTCGGTCGTAAGCGAGAAACCGACGCCGATATTTCCGCCATTCCTCATTGCCCCATTCGCTTGGGTCTTTCTCTGAAACCCACCTTCTCCATCTTCGTTCGCTTTCGTCGGCATCCCATTCGTAAGTGCGGTCATCGTGGATGGGAAAATCAAGTGGGTCATCGTTTGCCGTCCAATCAGGGTCGGCAGCGGCAAGGGCTGTCAAGCCCTTGAAAAAGGGTCGGTTGGTCAATGCAATTCCCGTCAAAACATCTTCGCCCAAAATCTTGCCTGTCTTGGGATCAACGGCTCCGCCTAACTCAACGCTGACATATTTGAAGCGCTGCTTTTCAATTGCTTCCTTGCCAATGTCTGTCCATTCTATCAGCGCATAAAGCCCATCTTCCCGAACTTCCAATGCCCGAACCCAACCAGCAGCGCCCAAAGCGGTGTATTGGTGCTCAAAGTTGACAGGGACATCGCGCCCTAAAATGCCCGCATCGAAGTTTCGCTTGATTGCCTGCAAAAAAGCGTCGTCAAGTTTGATTGTCCGTCCATCGCGTTTGAAAACGCCTTTTGGTAGGATGCGAATCCAGTCAGCGAATTGAAGTGACTCAACGAACTCTATCGGCTTCACCATGACACACCTCCCAACGATGGCACCAAAGGCGTCCCAGCAAGCCAATCAGCCCTGATTGGCTCGGCAGGCATCGCCCTGAGTGCCCTTGCAGTTTCTGCGACTATGCGGGCGTAATCAATGGCACGACCAAAGTGGTCTTCCCGACCTTTGGCGTAATCCCGCTTGCCCGTTTCGTCAATCTCAATGATGTAGTTCTGCAAATGCTTGACAACTTGCTCAGTGATGGGGATGTTTTTGCGTGGGAAGATGATTCGTCCTGAAAGCACAGCATCAACCGTCCCGTCCATGAGTTCCACTCTTGGGATGGAGATGGTCTTGATGGGTTGCCCTGTTTCTTTGTCTTCCTCGCCGATGGACATTCGTTGCCCGCCAGTATCGTAAACCAAAACGCCTTTGATTTCCGGGGCAAGTTGTCTGAGCAACTTTTTGGCACTGTCTTTGTAGGGCATGGCGTTGACAGCAATAGCGGAAACTTTCAGCGAACGAACTTTCTGGGCAACCCGCTCCCATTTGTCAATCCCGCTGAATTCTTCCGCCCAAACAAGCGCCAAAACTCCATCGGGAAGTTGCTCCAGCACGACAAGATGTAGCCGGTCTCCCACATCCAAGCCCGCAAAGCGCTTATTTAACTCATTCAATATGCCTAAATCGTGAGTGCCGTAAATCACTTTTTCGGGCGTAATCGGTTGCCGCTCGCCACCAGAGTAGGGCAAGCCCAAGACGGAGTTGAAAAATCGCTCTTTGCGCCTCAGCGAAAATTGCGCTTGATGCCACAAACGAGCCACATCAGTTGCTGTCATCGTCGCCGAATAAAGTTGCGATAAGTGATAACCGTGAGCGTCCCTGTCGGGATATTTTGCAACCCATTCTTTTTCAAGCGACAGTGTATCAATTAGCGACCGGCAGAAGGGACAACAATAGGAAAACTTCCATCGTCCATCCCAAGTCGTTGCATCCCAATCGCCGCCCCACAATGTAGGCTTGTCTTCAACCGTCGCCATCAGAACATTTGGAAAATGCTCTTCCATCGCAAACCACTGCTTGCACTTTGGGCATTTGAGATGCCAGTATCGCTGATCTGTCATCGCAAATCGTTCGTCAATGCCGTAACCTGCAACCGTCGGCTGGCTGAACCATCGTTCCCATTTCAAGGGCGAATGGTAAAGGCGCTCTTGCAACGCATCGGTCAAGGAAGGATTGAGCGTTTCAACTTCGTCAACAAAAATCGCATCAAGTGGAAACATGCGGACATCAGCTTCGCTTTGGACGGGCATGTAAAGCAGCCACCCTTCCCAAAGCCGCTTCAGGTAGAGGTTATCTCTCAAGCGATACTTTTTCGGCAACCCTTCAACTTCATCCTCTTCACCGAGCAACTCCCGTTCAGCGCCTTCAACAAGGGCTTTTTGCAAGATGGGGTTTGCCCGAATTAGTGGCTCAACCCGCCGTTGAACTTGCATTCGGAGAAAACGGAGCGAAGAAAGGAAGTAGGCGGATGAAAAGCCTTGTTTACAAAGCCAGAATTGCAATCGCAGCATCAACTCAGTGACGCCCTTTTGCGCCGCTTTTTCCACGATGACGACTTGTGCATTATCTTCCGCAATTGCTTTCAAATCTTCGTGCCCATCCCAACGAAACTCTTTCCCATCAGGCAGTTTCAGCGTCGCGATAAACTCCGTTACCTTTCCCTCATCCCTCGTCCCCCGTCCCTCGCCCCTCGTCCCTTTCCGTTTAAGTGCTTTTTTCAATGCCGGGTCTACGACGCTTAGAGCGCTGAACCGCTTGCCGAACAAGTTCCTTAAGGCGCTCAGCATCGTCTTCATCTACGCCGAAAACCTCCCGCTCGTAAGTCTCTTTGCAAACACGCAAGCGGAAATGGCGTCTTGCGATGTGATAAAGCCAGTCGGGGGTGATGAAAATCCCCTCCTGCTCAAGTTCCGAACGAATCCGATACAGGCTCTTAACTGCCACAAGCAAGATCACCACCTCCAAATATACCCGCCTCTTTGTCAAAGTAGTTTGACAAATTTGACAAACCACTTTGACAAATTTTGCGCCACTTTCGTTGTCGGTGATGTCCATTGCCCAGAGATGCTTGGGAACTTTTGCCCATGCTCAAAAGTTTCTCTCGCTGTCGCTTGTGTCGGCTCGATGCAGACATGCAGGAAGAAATCTGGCAGCAAATGAAGGCGGGAAAGACTTACGAGGAAATCGCTCAAGGTCTTGGCGTCAGTTACCAAACCGTTTATCGCCACAAGAGGCACCTACTTCGTGCGATGGAGCGCTACTTGATCTTGCAAACGGAGAAAGCCGACGAACTCAAGCGACTTGATTTGCTCATTCGCTATGAGCGAGAAAAGCGAAAGCAGTTGGAACTTGCAAGGGAGCGGGAAGAGCGAGCGAAAGCAGCCCTTGATGCCCTCCGTGACCTCGTTTCCGCCGACAAGTTCGCCCGGATTCAGCAAATCCTGATGGAAGAAGGTGAGCAATCGTGAAGATTGTCTGGCTCAAAGGCGACTATGTTGGAAATCATGAACGGCAAATGCAGGCATCAAAAGCCAATTGTCGGCTTGTCATCAGTTTCCATTTCAACGCTGCCGACCCGAAGGCGCAAGGGAGCGAAGTTTTCTCTAACGGCAAGGGCGATGCAGATTACATCGCAGCGAAACTCCTTCACATCATCACCAGCGTCTTGGGCACAAGGTCAAGGGGCGTGAAGAAGGCTGAAGGCTCAAGGGCTGGATTTTTGCGGTTTTATCACTGTCCTGCCATCTTGCTTGAACCTTGCTTTATCACCAACCCCGAAGAAGCCAACCTTGTCCACGATGTCCAAGTCATCCGAAAACTGGGCGAAGCCATCGCTGATGCTTTAGTCAAGTGGCTTCCCTTTGATGCCGTCATCGGCATAGACATCGGGCACAAATTCAAAACTTCCCAGCCCAACGACCGTGGCGCTCGTTGCTTTTACGGCGACTTTGAAGCCGACCACGCCGAGCAACTTGCAAAAGTCGTGGCGGCTTCGTTGCAACTTCGCACAAAGGAGGTCGTGATGCGATGAAATGGCTCGTTAAACGCTTCTTCAAACCGTTTGCAAAAGCGATGCTTGAACACTTGCTTGGTGAACTTAGCGAGGTTGCAATTTTGGCAGTCAAGGAAGCGGCGAAGATGGAAACTTGGACGAACGAAGAGAAGCGGAAGCGGGCTTTTGAGATGATTAAGGCAGAAGCCATAGCGAGGGGCAAGGAACTCAAAGAATCCGCCATCAACCTTGCCATTGAACTTGCCGTCCAGTTGATCAAGTAATCACCAGTCGCCAGTCGCAAGTCGCCAGTCGCTATTGTGAGGTGATTTGATGACCGAATGGCTGAACGCAATTGCAGGGTTCGTAAAGGAATTGGGCTTTCCTATCGTTGTGGCTCTTTGGCTCATGTATTTCGTCAACAAGGTCATGACGGTTCAGGAAATCGTCAACGCCTTGATTCGCATTGATGAGAAGATTGAGCGACTAATGCTCATGCTGGAGCGTGATGGCGATGGAACTTAAAGAAGTGATGCAGATGGCAGCATGGATTTTCTTGGGCTTGACAATCGCTTACGCCCACTTCCAGATGCGCAAATTGCGCAAAATCGTCTTCAATCACCTGCATCACCTAACCAGTCACCAGTCGCAAGCCGGCAATCGACGAGGTGAAAAGAGATGCTTACGAGAGAAGTTGCATTCTTTGTTTGCGCGTTTGTGTTCATAAGAGGTGAGTTGAATGACGAGGAGAGTTTTCAACATCATCACGGATGAAGCGGGACAACCAATTACAGGTGTTCCCGTCCGAATACAATTGAATGTCCCGACCTTCGTGGCAGGTGAGCAAAAAGAAATTGCGGCGTGGAGTGTTGAAACGAAGACAGACGCCAATGGGCGATGGGAAGTTGAATTAGAGCCCAACGATTTGATGAGCGATCCAAATTCATACTACAAAGTCATTGAATATTCACACAAGCGTCGCAAAGCGAACGAATATGCGATCAGAGTGCCTTCAACTGGCTACACAGAACCCATTCACATCACCCACCTTCTCATAACTCCGCCACCCGTCACACCACCAGACGAAGCAGTAACAGGAATCGCTGCTGACAATAACGCATTACTCAAGGGTGATGTTCGGCTGCTTGCTGGCACTGGTATTCAGTTACAACAAGACAACAATGCAAAAACAATTACGATTGTCAACACGGGAGTTGGTAGCGGCGGGACAGACGAAAAGGTCAAAGTCTTCAAAGACGGAACGCAGATTGGAACTGTAGCGAGGAGACTGGACTTTAGAGGGACTGGAACGGTTGATTTTGTAGTCACTGAGGACGCAGCGAACGACCAGTTTGACATTGCTGCAAACATCAAATCTGGCGTCATCACTGACAGCCACATCGCTGCCAACGCTAACATCGCAAAATCAAAGATTTCGTTAAGCGGGCAATGGACGAAGGCAGAACTTCCAAGCGACACGGTTTACACGGCAGACAATCAAGAACTTTCAAACAAAACTTTAGTCAACCCAACAATTAAGGATGTTGATGCGACACCTATAGCAAACAGGCAATTAAGGGTTGTTGATGGTGAAATCGTTGCGACGGACACAACAGGTGTTGAAGGTCGTTATATTCGTGACACTTCAATCAAAGGCACTGGAACGCTTGTTACTTCGTTAAATGCGGACAAAATTGATGGGTTTGAAGGTGCTGATTTAGAGAAAGTCGTCAACAAGGGTGTCGCAAATGGCTATGCTCCCTTGGACTCAAACGCCAAATTACCATTAGCCCACTTACCAAGTCACACACATGACGCTTCTGAAATTGCCTCGGGACGCTTAAGCGCATCAAGGCTTCCAACTTCACCGAATGCCAACCGTTTCCTTGTCGTTCGCACAGCAAACTCAGACCCCATTTACGATACCATTCAAGCAAGTGACTTGCCGAGCCACACGCACACAAAGTCACAAATTACTGACTTAGAGACGATTACGACGACGCCGACAGCAAACGCCGTGCCGAAAGCAGATACATCAGGCAAAATTGCTTTGGGCTGGATACCGCAGGGTTCAGGAAGTAACTTAGATGCTGACAAGTTAGACGGTTTAGACAGCACTGCTTTTGAAAAGATTGTAAACAAAGGTGTTGCGGACGGTTATGCCCCGCTGGATGCGAATGCGAAACTTCCGACAACACACCTGCCAAGCCATAGTCATCAAGCCTCCGAAGTTGACACTCCCGTAACTGAACAAACATCAAGTTACACGCTCCAACTTACCGACAAAAACAGTTTCATCAAGATGAATGCTTCAAGTGCTGTAACAGTAACAATCCCGACAAACGCAAGTGTGCCTTTCCCACTTGGCACGAAGATAGTAATCATGAAATATGGTTCTGGTGATGTGACAATTCAGGGTGATACTGAAGTAACACTTAGAGACCCGAATAATCAGGCGATAATTACGACCCAATATGATGTCAGGGTAATCGTAAAGATTGGAACAGATGAATGGGTGGTGGTCTAAAATGGGATGGCTTACGGGTTGGTCATTTCGGCGTCCAGTCACAATTAACAACACAAACAATTCAAACGAACTGACTGATTATCAAGTGCTCGTTGTAGTTGACACAGCGTCGCTCATTCAGCAAGGGAAAATGCAGGCGGATTGCGACGACATTCGTTTCACTGACAGCGACGGCACAACTTTGCTGCCTTACTGGATTGAAGGACCGATTAATGCAAGCAACACGAAGATTTGGGTAAAAGTTCCTTCTATTCCTGCCAACGGAACGAAGGTCATCTATTTTTACTACGGCAACACAACTGCTCAAAGCGAAAGCAGTATAGCGAACACTTTCATTCGTGAAATTGATAATGGGCAACCGTTACGATTGGCTGTTCCAATGGATGAAGGAAGCGGCTCAACGGTTTATGACCAAAGCGGCAACAACTTTAATGGAACAATCTACGGAGCAACATGGACGCAAGGTCGGTATGGCAATGCATTAAGTTTTGATGGTGTGGACGATTATGTTGACTTCGGGACAGCCCCGTCTCTTAGTGGACCAATTGATTTTTCAGTCGTATTTTGGCTAAAAAGCACTTTTACAGGAGGAGGATATATTATTGCCCAGAGAGCACCAGGCTATCAAGGAGAATGGATGGTAAATTTGGGGGGTAATCATAACAACAGTGCTTTATACCCTGGTAAGATATACTTCATGGTTTACAACTCCGGATTTCAGTGGGAGATATGGTCAACAACACAAGTTAATGATGGGCAATGGCACAGCATTGTGGCAGTGCGACAGGGTGAAAATGGGTATATTTACATTGACGGAAAGCTTGATGCACAAGCATCAGGAACGATTAGATCGCTTGACAATACCCTTAAAACTGCTATAGGTATGGACTTGCGTGATGTGAATAAACCACTCCAAGGCATTGTAGATGAAGTTTTTCTTTTTACCCGTGCTTTGACTTCTGCTGAAATCGCTGACCTCTACAATTACTATGGCTATGCTACTCCTAATTATCCACGCAGAGTTTTAGTTCGTAAACGAAGCGACCCAGAACCAACAACGAGTGTTGGCAATGAGGAAATTGGCTTAGTCATTATTAGACAGCGTCGTATGTTCATCATGAGTATCTGAGGTGATTTCTATGCCGAAGTTGAAATTGCGGCATGTTAAGCCACGAGATTACGATGAATGGGAAACCGAGTTTGATGTTGAAATCAACACAGCACGGAAGCGGGCGATTTTGCGGCGTCTCCTTCAGCGCCGCTGGCTTGCTGACAGGCGTGTTGGTGACGATTTTGATGCTGAAGGAGACGACGCAAGTTTAGTTTCGCTCGTTCGTCAATGGCGTGAAGAATTCCGTCGTCAGGCAGGTGGTCAGCGTGCGTGAATTCCTTGAAGGTTATGAGCAACGCTTAGTTGAAGAAATGGGAGAGCAAAGACTTGCAATGGTCATGGTTATCCGTTATGAAGTGACAGGTTTCAGTGACACAGAAGTTCAGCAATCAATTGACGACATAACGCAATTATTGTCGTCGCCATATCAGATTTTCAGGCATAAATGCTTTCACGATGAAAACCCTCATATTCCGTGTGAACTGACGCTTGTGAGGGAAGGGTGATGCTCATGCTTGATGTCCTTTATGTCTTACTTTTTCTCGCTGTCGCTTTCATCACTGCAAGGGTAGCGATGTGGGTTGTGATTGACAGGCTTAGTCGCTTTAAGGAAAGGAGGCGGAGAAGGTGATTTTTGTGACGATGCTCGTTTACCCGATTGACAGCGCAAAAAGGTTTGCTGCCGAACGCTGTTTGTGGGCTTTGTTTCGGCAATTGGGAGGGGATGATGTTTTGTTGACTTTTGAGAAGTCACAAGGTGTTGACCGGGATGATGTTTGGCGGCTCAAACCGAAAGTTTTTGGCTTAGGGCTTGTGGTTGCTCAAAAAGATGAATGGGTTTGCTGGGTTGATGCCGACATTGAATTCCGTGATAACTTTGTCCATCGCTTGAAAGATTTTCTGTCTCAGGTTACCAGTCGCCAATCGCCAGTCGCCAGTTGCCCGGTTTTGTGTGTGACGAAGGTTTGGGAAAGGGGCAAAGAAAACTGGATTCCTGATGAACGCATTGGGGACTATTGGCAGCGGGCGATGCTTTACGAGTTTGAGTGGGAGTTTTATTTCGGCACGGGCATGATTGTCGCCAACAAAGCATTTCTGGCTTACATTGACGAATGGCAGATGTTGACGAACAAATCGCAATACTATCCCGAAGAAACCGCTTTGGTCACCCTTGCCCACAAGTATCGGGACAAATGGCAACTTGTATGGCTTCCTGACGATTTGCATTTCGTTGGTTGGAAAGTTCGTGAAGGCGAAGAAAAGGCTGTTGCTGTCCATATCGGCAGCACTGAGTTAGAGCGTTGGCTCAAAACTGCAACGGAGGTGACCGACGATGCCGATTAAAAAGCCGCAACAAATTGTCGGCTTCAAGTATGTCGGGACGAGCCCGGTCACAATCATCGGGCTCGGCGAATTAAATCCCGGCGATGTCGTCCCAGTTGAAAAAGCGAAGGAAATCTGGGGCGACGATTTTGTCGGTTCGGAAGTTTTAGTCCCCGTTGAAGGGACAAGGGACACGGGACAAGGGACGGAAAACCAAGGAGGTGAAAGTTGATGCCAACTGAAGTTGTCGGTTTGCTGACGAAAATCGGTGTTGGCATCACGAACAACGAGAACGCTGCCGTCGCAGCACAAATCCAACTTGACGGCGTTGAAAGCGACCTGAGAGTTCGCGTCAACCGAATTATCACTGACGCTGGTTCAGGCTCATTGATGCCCCGACGGGCTCTAACTTCCCATGTCTGGGTTGAAGGCGGATTACGGGGAGATGTTCAACCCAACTCTTTCGGCTACATCCTTCACGCTCTTGGCGTCCCACCGACGACTTCTGGAACTGGTCCCTACATCCACACCTTCAATTACGGTGCTGCTTCCCCATCGCGATGGCTTTCGGTTGTTCACGCCTACAATGACATCGCAAGACAGGAAGTCTTTGGTGGCTTAGCGGCAACTCGTCTTCGTCTTGGATTTGATGCGGAGCGAGACGAAGTCCTTCAATTCGACATGGACTTGATCGGCACTTACGCCGCGTTGTTCAACAACGAAGGGACTGTCATTCCTGCGGGCGTCGGCGTTGACAGTGCCGACCCATTCGTTCAAGCCCTTGCCGTCGTTGAAACGCCCATCGGGACGGCGATCGCTCAGTGCATCGCTGCAGACTTGGAAATATCCCTTGATAGAGCAATCCGATGGACTGCTCGTGGCTCGGTCTTCCCGCGTGGGCATCAACCAGTGACGGGAATGCGAGTTCGCGGGACGATTCGGCTGACTTTTGAGAATGACAACTTCCTTAAGGCGTTCCTGAACCAAGCGGGCGCTGCCACTTACCCGCTGCAACACAAAAACGCCGACGATGCTCCCATCACTTCCCTGTCGCTGAAATGGACGCCCGCCAGCAACCGCCAGTTGATCATCAACATCCCCCGCGTCGTCTGGACCGAAATCTCAGAACCCGTCCGCAGGAACGCAGTCGTTGAGCAGGAACTTTCCTTTGAGGCGCTGCTTGATTCGTCCCTTGGTCGTGGCTTGCAAATTGTGCTGGTCAACTCGACGAGCGCCTACAATCCCGGCACTACAATTGGCGGCTCGTAGTAGCGAATAGAAACGGAGAAACGGTGAAACGGAGACACGGAGAATTACGCATTACGCAATGGAGGTGAAAGGTGATGGAGCAACAAACTCCGCTGACGGAGCGGGTCATCGCTTTGTTGCTTGCCCGACTGGAGCAGGAAAGCGACCCAGAGAAAGCGGCGAAATGGGTTGAATTGCTTGAACGGGTCGCCGCAGGTCAAATCAAACGCTACGACGAAGAAAAGCAACAAGTCGCCAATCGCCAATCGCCAGTCGCTGACAAAGGTCGGTGATGTTTGTGCCCATAGAGTTGAGGCGGCTGCTCATCGGCGACCCATACGGGGATTTCAACTTTTTGAAATTCCCAAGTGAAACATGTCCGATCACTGAATCATATCCCGCTTGGGCAAATTATCAGCGAACGACTGAGAGATGGTTTCAGCGAGAGAATATTGGCTCTTTTCTCGGTGGTATTTATTCATTGCATTCACGATATATGAGGGTAAGTTATGGACCATCAGCATTAGGTGTTAGTGTCGATCACGCTGCACCTTCTTTTGCTGCAGGAGCAGTTGCAAGGTTTGGGCTCGGAAGCAACCCAGCACTTGGAGGTTATTTTGTGTTGGGCAACCCTAATGGAGTTGCTCATGTTACGCCGACATCTGGAAACACTTTCTATGAACTCCGTTGGACACAACCAGCACAAGGTTGGTGGCGAGTCGCTGTCAGCATCCCTGCATCGGGAGGAACTCAAGACCTTGACGAAGTTCGACTTTGGGAGTTCATTGACATTGAACCATACCTTGAAGATTTGATTCCCGCTGATTCTGACACCGAAGTTTTTCAGATGCCTTTTGGACGCTACTTTGTCGGGACGCATTACCGGTGGACAGCAAAACGGCTGACAATAACCCTTCTGTTTTCCCGAACCGAAACGACTTTGCGGAAACAACTTGAAGGGCTTTTGACCAAGCCATCAGCCCGTTACCCGCTTGAGTTGTTCATTGACGGCTACTTATTTCGTTGCGCCCCAGCATCGTTGCGCTTTGAACCCGTCGGTGGCTTAGTTGTCAGAGCCGTCATTGAACTTCAACTTCTCCAACCTTACGGCTACCATCAAAACCGCTACTTGACTGTTTCGCCACCAACTTACCCATCATCTTCCGAACCGCTCAGGATTTTGGTTGGCAACGACCTAATCACAGCAGAAACTCCATGCGAAGTTCGCGTCAATCCCGGTTCAGCAGTTAATGGCTACAAAATTCGCGTCAGGGTCGTCCCAGCGGATCAAACCGCCATCTTTGTTCTCAACGGCACTGAGGCGGGCAAAGTCATTTCGTTTCGTGAAGATGGCAAGGTATACATCGCAAGCAGAGGAACTGCCACAACTGTCGCCGATGTGACGAACCAAGTTGACATTTCAAGCCAATTGCCCTTCGTCCTCCATCCCGGCACCAACTTGGTCTTCGTTGAGTATCTTGACAGCAACAATAACCCGCTTTCCGACACTGTGTATTGGCAAATCGCTTGTGCTTTCAATCCAAGGACTGGTGAGGTGGTGGGATTGTGAATTTGAGGCTCATCTTCAGAAAGCCTTACGAATTCGGCTACGGGATAAAGCGGATTGTTGAAGATGCTGATTTTCAATTCACGCTAAGCCATGCAGGTTGGGTCGGGAATTTGCAAGCGTTTTTGCCAAGACCTACTTTTGACGATTTGCGTTTGGGCGATGAAATTGAAATCGTCGACGAAAGTGGCAATGTGGTTTGGCTCGGAAAGATTGTCAGGCAAAGGTTCACCCACGACGGCAAGCAGCAAATTGATGCCAAGGGGTTGACAGAGTTTTTGCTTGACTTGCCCGTTGATTGCGTCCTTTACCAAAGCAGCAATTGGTCTGTCGGGCAATTTTGGAAGGCTGCGTGTCAAGTTGCAAGAGTTCATTGGTCAAGGCTTGTCACGCCTTCAATTTCTGTCACCGACAGTTTGGGCACAAACTCCGTTGACTTGCGAGGGCAAAATCTCGGCTCTGCTTACAGGTTTTTACTCGACATGGGCTTTGATGTCGCTTTGAAGGTGCAGAAAGAGAGTGGGACAAACAGAATCATCCCTCAGTTGCAGTATCGTTCGGATGAACTTGTCACTTTGCCCATTGATTTCTTTGCTGATTGGAGCATTGAATATGACTCGTCACAAGTTCAAAACCGCTTGCTTTTGTCGCCAACCAATGCAGAAATTTTCAAAAACCTGCTTAGCGACGGCTCGTTTGAGGACTACAACTCTGAGCGATGGGAAATTGTTGGGAGCGGTAGCGGTTGGTCAGTTGAAAGGAAAGGCGTTTACGATTTGGGCGCTGAGAGAATCATCGGCATCATGGAAGGGACGGTCTTGAGGGTTTTCATCCCACAGCAAAGCCCTGCCGGCTATGTTGACATCAAAACCCGCTCTGAGATTGAACTTGCACCCGGAACTTATCGGATGGGGATTTGGGCTTATTCGGCAGCAGCCGTTGGGGCAATCAATGCCTTCATCGGCTCAACTTTCAACACAGCAGTCAGCATTTCGGCAGGGCTCAATTACTACGAGTGGACTTGGAACATCACATCACAAACGAGGGCAAAAGTTGGCTTCCGCGTCACTGGCTCAACATCGTCACCTTTGACAGTTTACCTTGATGCTGCTTCCCTTTCCCGCTATCTCGGTCGCAACGACCTTTTGCGCCCAGTCGGAAGTAACGATGATTTTTTGAGCGAAGTTGACACCTTCCTTGCACAAAGCAACTTCTTCCGTGTCACGAGGGTTGAGCCGAGCGGGACGAACTTCAACTTGTATCTTGACCGAGGGATCTGGCACAGTTTGGACGGGACTTTGGGTAGTGGCGTTCCAGCAGGGACGAAAGGGGAGTTGTGGGATTACTACTATCAGCAGGAGTGGCGGTTCACCGTCGTCGCAAACAACCCACCTTATCGGCTTACTGTCAGTATTGACAAATATCCGCCCGGCAACCCAGCACCTTATGCTGGGCTTTTAGGGCGAATTCTGTTTTGGCAGGGCGATGAGAACAAAGGGACGAGCGAGGCATATTACGGCGTCCGCTACGGTTCATTGAGCCTTCCGAGCAATCTCGGCTTGGCTGCTATGAGGTCTTTAGTTGCGCCCAACATAGTCTTTGAAGGCACGGTTGTTGGGCAAGATGTTTTGATTGACCCGACAGGCAAACTCAGGCTGCTTCGTTTCGGCATCGCAGAAATCAGCATCTTGCCCATCGTTGAAAATGTTGTGACCGTTCGTGCTGGCGAAGTTGTCGCCCAAAAAATCAAGGCTGGCGACAGGGAACTCACCTTTCGTGGCTTAGTCAGGCAAATTT